GATTATTCTCTTGATGACAAAAACACTCGTCGTCAACTTCACAACCGTAAACAACGGAATGAGAAGTCTGCGGCCAGACGTCCGTTCGTCAATGGCAAACAAGGAACCAAAAGTTCCAAGCCACCGAAGAATGGATCAAAAATGACCAAAAGCGGTAAGAAATTTACACCGCATTCTGGCAAGGAAATTCGAGCTCAATTCGGGCTCGAATCAATGTCTTCTGCATCATTTGCGATTGAAGCTCTAGCTAAATTCGCAAACATTGATGTTCCAGACAAGATTCTCAAAGAAGTTGAAGGAATAATACTTCTCTTGGTGAATCTAACGCAACAAACCACACCACTTGGTGTTATAACTTCGATACTCACTTGGGTTCAAGGTCGTACCACCAAATCAATCTTTCGAACTATCAAAGAGTTCTTGTTTGATGTGTTGAAAATCCCTCAAAGCGATACAACACCTGGTTGGCTGGATTGTTTGCGTGATATTCGTCAGAACTGGCAGTTGTGTAAAAGCAATCGCGCGTTCAAACAGGTATCAAAAATCCTTGGCATTTTGGTCACCGTTGGTCTTTGTGATGTCGCATCTGTGACATTTGATGTTGGTCAATTCAAAGTTTTCGCTCCTGATTTGAGTGAGAAACATATGACCGCATTCGATGTTGTCGATGCTATATTTGAGACTGTCGTCTTTTTCACCGAAGGTGCTTACATGTGCTTTCAAACGGGGTCGCTTCGACCTCTTCTGATCAACGATCACACCGCCATGGAACTCGACCAAGAGTATGCCCAGGTGATGGCATGGTACAGTCTTGTACAGAACGGCAACTTGAAAAAGTTTGCCGACATTTCTGACCAAGAATTTGAAAAGCGATTGAATCGCCTATCAACGTCCTTGCTTAACCTTTCGCAATCTCTGCGAGGTCCAGAAAAGAAGCTTGTCATGGACAAGTATCAACGTATTCTGATTGTTCAGAATGACTTCGTTGCGATGAAAATTGCATCTGGAGTTAGACATTCTCCATGGGCGATAGAATTGTTTGGTGAGAGTAGTCAAGGAAAGACAACTCTCGGTGACCAGCTTATTGATGCTGTGCTCACGAGTCAGGGTATGCCCATTGAGAAGGAATTCCGATGTGCGTACAACCCTGGAGACAAATTCATGTCCAATTGGACATCCGACAAACTCGTCATGATTTTTGATGATATGTCGAATGAAAATGCTCAGTTTGTGGAGAAACCACCTACTAGAGCTATCATTGATGTTGTCAACAACCAAATGTTTTATGCACCTAAGGCCGAACTTGAGGCCAAGGGGAAATGTTTCGTTGAACCGTGGATTGCAATGGCAACCACGAACAAGAAAGATTTGGACGCCGGATTATATTCGAATTGTCCATATTCTATTCAACGTCGCATGACATGTATTACTGTCAAAGCGAAACAAGAGTTCCAACGCATTGAGGATGGTATCTCGTGTGGCATCGACTCAACAAAAGTGCGCGAGCACTACACTGTTGACGGTGTTTACACGCCTCCCATCTTTGATGACATTTGGACTGTCACTATCGAAAGGGCTGTTAAGCCCCAGCGGTTATCGACAGTCGCAACGTACAAGCCCATTACGTGGAACAACAAAGAAATGATTGATGTCTCTATGTCAGAAGTCATACAATGGGCTATCGAGGATTTCGATCAACATCGAAAGAATCAAGAAGCATTGCTCGAAAGCATGCGAGAACGTGTTAACATCATGAAAGTTTGTGGTGTTGTCGGTTGCAAACACTTGTGTGGCAACTGCCCTTATCATACAGCTGAGGAACAAAACACTGTTCAAGGACCCCAATTGGGGCGTGAAACCGTCCATGCATTTTGGAAACTTTGGTATCAACCCAATAGTCTTCAAAAGGACGTTGATTCATTCTATGATCGAGCAGACCGCGATGTAGCAAATCTTGTTTACAATCGTGGCAAGGACTACATTGAGCAGTGGGATTGGATAAAAATCATCCCTGCGCCTATGTTTCGTCACGAGAATGCGCCAGAAATCATTAGATGGTTGTACCAAGACCGTCTGAAGAAAGATTACGTGGCCGAAACGAGACGTGCCATATGGACATTGGGTTTCAAACTCATAGCTTGTTTCATGTGGTTCTCGTTGCCGTACTTTTGCGTCATAGCCATAGCATTTACTCTCGAGTTTTTGTTGTGGCAAAGAACCACGCTTGAGACGGTTGAGAAACGACTTGTTGCTGAATTGAAAGTACGCAACATGGAGATTTCTCCCATGCTGGCACGTTATCGTGACAAATATGCACAGGCCATCTGTGCAGGTTCCATTGGAATTGCTGCATTATATGGTCTTGCAAGAGCTTACAAAGCTTATCGGTCCGAGATGCCGCAAGGATCCCTCGAACCAAAGACACCTGAAGACGTCCTGAAGCGTGATGCTAAAGTTGATGTCTGGACACAAATTGTCAAGCGAGATCTACCGATCACGGATGTTTCGCGACATATGTCACCTGACCAATTGTCAAACTTGGTGCAAAAAGCACTCGTCTATGGTACTATCCATTTGGACGATAAGGAAGGCAACGGTATGGTCAATGGACTCATGTTGTCGTCTAATGTCATGTTGGTCCCAGATCACTATTTTGTGTATCATGGTGACACCCTGAACTGCACATTCCGAAAGAAGAATCCGGAATCAAGTGGAGGCAAATTTGCTGTACGTTTATGTAAAGCTGCTTCTCATCTTATCCCGGACACTGATCTACGTGTGTGCTATGTTCCCAATGGTGGATCTTTCAAGAACTTGGTAAATTTCTTTCCTCAGGGCTTGATGCCCTCTGTACCATTCCGCATGTTTTGGCGTGCTAAAGATGGTGAGGTTATGATTGCCAAAGGTCTAACAGACCCACAAGTGGTTACAACTGAAACAACCTTTGAAGGTGGTATGTATCGTAATTTGACGATCAACACCTTCAACGGATTGTGTGGTGCCGCTTTGATATCCGATACCAATGGTAGCGCCATTCTTGGCGTACACCTTGGCGGAGTCGCGGAAACACCACGAGGGTGTTACGGAAGTATCACGCAGCAACAGTTGCATGGTGCCTTTTCCGCATTGCGGAAAATTGAGGGCGTTGTCTTGTCTGGCGACGCTGGTGACTTCAAAACGGAAGTCCTTGGAGTACAGATTGTGCGGGGTCAACCCCTGCACACAAAGAGTGCTCTCAACTTCATCCCCGAAGACTCACAAATTGAGTATTACGGGGCTTGTCCAGGTCGTTCTGTGACTAAATCCTCTGTCAAGGTTACACCAATCAGCGAACATATCGTTGATGTCTGTGGTGTGCCTAACATATATAGAGGACCAAAGTTGCATCCAGATTGGTACGGATGGCAGGAATGCCTGTCTAATTTGGCTGTTCCAGCTCATCCGTATGATCATGATCTCTTAGCTATTGCAATTAGAGATTATAAGGAACCATTGCTGACGATCTTCTCACAGAAAATGTGGAATGGAGCGAAACCGCTCACAGACCATGAAAATCTGTGCGGCATACCAGGAAAGAAATTCATGGATGCCATCAAACTCAACACATCAGTTGGGTTTCCTTTGTCGGGACCAAAGCGTGAGTTCGTAATTGAACTACCGCCCACCGAAGACAAGCCTAATAATCGTGAACTCGAACCCATTTTAATGGAAGAGATTGCACGTATTGAGGATTGTTATCGACGTGGTGAAAGAGGTTACCCTATTGCAAAAGCTTGCAAGAAAGATGAAATCTTGACGAAGGACAAATGTCGCATCTTCTACGGAAATGCGTTGTCACTCACGTGGTTAGTGCGCAAGTACTACCTGCCACTACTACGTGTTTTACAAATGAACCCCCTGGTTTCAGAATGTGCGGTTGGTATCAACTCACATGGATCTGAATGGGAAGAATTCCATTGCCATGCAACAAAATTTGGCAAGGATCGTTTGTTTGGAGGTGACTATGGTAAATATGACCAGAAGTTACCTGCACAACTCATTTTCGCATCTCTGCGGATCTTAATTGATTTCGCACGAGTATGCGACTATTCGGAGGAAGACTTGGCGATTATGGAAGCTATGACTGGAGACATTGTCTTCGCGTACATTGCTTTCAACGGAGATCTTATTGGTTTGACAGAAGGAACCCACATCAGTGGTAATTCTTTGACTGTTATTATCAATGGAATCTGCGGATCATTGAATCTACGATGCTTCTTCTATCATGAATATCCAGCGACGTGTTTCGAGGAGAGAAAACCTTTCCGCGACAATGTCTCTATCATGACTTACGGTGACGATAATATCGGATCCGTGAATTCTGAAATTGACAAGTTCACCATCAAAAGATGTTCTGAATTCCTGGCTAAGTACGGGCAAGTGTATACTATGCCCGACAAAGAGTCTGAATTGATTGACTTTTTGCCATGGGAGGAGTTTGAATTCCTCAAACGGGATAGTGTCTATCATCCCAAACTTGGGGTGCACGTCGGTGCACTCCTCGACAAATCCATCTACAAGTCTTTGCACTGTTTCATGCGTGAAAAGAATTGTGTAGACACAGAAGAGAGTGCTTGCGCTCAGAATCTAGATGGTGCACTCCGTGAATGGTTCAATCATGGAGAAGCAAAATACGAACAACAGCGAGAGCTCATGACTGAGGTCGCTACGCGTGCTAACATTCGACACATGTGCACAGGTCTTAACCTAAGCTACACTGATCGAGTTAGTGATTGGCATGCAAAATATTCACCTGAGAAGTAATTCTTAGTGAATGCCCGTCACTTCGGAGACGTTAAATCCGACCCAGTTTCAAATCTGATGGTAGCAAAATTGATACATGTATATGGATACCATGTTGTCTTGAATCTTTATATGTTTTGTACATTATACATAGGCTTTGCATGTAATTAGGGTCCCCAACGGGGAACTTTGTGGGCTCACCCTGCCCAAAGTAAACATTTCGCTCTGTGTTCTTTAATCCGAGACGCAGTTTGTACATAAATGGATTGGTCAAAATTTCACTACATATTTTCATAAAATGACAGTGTGCTTCAAGAGCGCACAAAAAGAGGAAGACCAAATCGAAGACGCATCGTCAATGTCTTCGACAAGGACTCATGTTCGTGACAACACCACGTTTATTCGCGGTCGTCTCACAACTATTGATGAGCCCTATGTGCCACAAAGTGGTACAGAGTCGAGTTATAACTTGACTCAAACATCGACGGAAAAGTCCCAGAACATTCGTTTTGCTGATCAACGAGAAGATTACTCGTACCAAATGGTTAGTGTAGACGATCCTACTCGCACTGGACAGGACTCCAGTGATGCCGATCTCGGCAATTTCTTCTCTCGACCTATCAAGATCGAAGAAATAGAGTGGGGTACTGGGACCACATTGTTTCAATCTATTGATCCGTGGGCAGAGTATTTCAACAACCCACGTGTAGCAAACAGGATCGCAAATTACAATTTATTGCGATGCGATCTAAAGATCAAGGTTGTTATCAATGGGAACGGTTTCCAATATGGAAGAGCACTAGTCTCTTATCTACCGTTGGGCTTTTATGACACATTGTCATCCAACGCAGGTTTGATTTCTGAGACTCTTGTTCAAGCTTCACAGCAACCTCACCTCTTCTTAGATCCCACTCTTTCACGAGGTGGTGAGATGACACTACCGTTCTTTTTCCACAAGAACAATTTGAACATTCCAGCAACTGATTGGGTGTTGATGGGTGACCTTATCATTAGGTCTATTAATCCATTAAAACATGCCAACGGCGCATCTGACAAGGTAACTATCAGTGTGTTCGCCTGGGCTGAGAATGTCAAACTGTCAGTCTTGACATCAGTGGAGTCAGTCACATTGACTCCACAATCCGGTAACGAAGTAGATGAAGCCAACACCAAAGGCATGATCTCAGGTCCCGCGACAACAGTTGCGACCATAGCCGGAGCCTTGAGTGCTGTCCCAGTCATACGCCCATTTGCACTGGCGACAGAGGCTGTGGCGAATGGTGTTGGTTCTGCAGCCAAACTGCTGGGTTATTCAAGACCCGCTTTGACAGCAGCGCCACATCCATATCGACCAACGCCTGTGTCCTCTCTGGCATGTACTACATTGCCAGATACGGTCGACAAATTGACACTTGACGACAAGCAGGAGCTGACCATTGATCCAAGAATTTCAGGAGTTGGAGATGCTGATCCTTTACTCATTGCAGATATTGCGAAGAGAGAATCATATCTAACCACTTTTGATTGGAATATTGGTACCGCACCTGAGACACTTCTCTGGAATGCCCGTGTTAGTCCTGTCACATGGGCTTTCAACAGTGGCAATTCATCATTCCACTTTCCAGCTTGCGCTATGGCAGCATTGCCGTTTCGCTATTGGACTGGTACGATGAACTTCCGCTTTCAAATTGTTGCATCCGCGTTTCACAAAGGACGCATCAAAATCGTGTACGATCCCAACTTCTTGGCATCAAATGAGTACAACACGAATTATTTGGAAGTGGTTGACATATCAGAGAAAAGTGATTTCACTATATCTGTAGCCAATGGTCAAGAGTTTACACTCCTGGACAGACATTTGCCAGGAGTCGACTCTGTTACACAACTGTATTCCACTACTACTTACGCATCCAAAGAACAAGGAAACGGCGTCATAGGAGTATATGTTGTGAACGAGTTGACAACTCCCAACTCTGTTGCTAACAATGACATTCAGGTTAATGTCTATGTGTCAATGGCAGATGATTTCCAAGTCTTCGTCCCAACTCAGGACTGGAATCAATTTGTGTTCAAGCCGCAATCAGGTCTGGAAGTCGCAGAATCTGAAAACACTGATGAGAAGGATGCGCCAGAGCAGACTATGTCGACCTCGTTGGGTGAAAGGTATGATAACCAATATCACCTCAACTGGGTTTACACTGGGGAAGCGATCAAATCGTTTCGCCCGATGCTCAAGCGTTATAATTTACATCATGTGATTGGCTTGGATGCCACTGCTGCAACTACAAAGTTCATCAGAATGCCAATGTTCCCCTTCCTGAGGGGCAGTGTGAATGGAGCAATCCATTTTACATCGTTGGGAAC